TTGTCGATAAGAAGGGTCATCGCTGTTGACACGGGGCGTTCATATGTCACTGTCTGACCTATAGCATGATCCACGACAGTGGTATCGGGCACTGATCGGATTATAACCGAGTCACCCTGGTTCTTAATTTCACCTTCATAATCGGTGTTACAAATTCTGCTCAAAAAACAATATTCATACCACTTAACGATCGTCTTGGACGACCATACCTGCTGCCGATTAACATTCGGTTGGACTATCGCATCCGTTAATTAACTGGGTTAGTTTCTTAACGGCTTCTCCGCTTAGTCTCTGCGGGTCAAGTTTCATAGCTTTTAATTCGTCTCGGGCACATTGCCTAATCGACTCAACTTCATTAAGTTTACTAAGCTGTCTACCCATACACCTATCTATCCACCAGATGCAAAGCCTTGCCTGCTCTTGCTTCAATACCAGGTGATTAACTATATTTTGTAGAACCGGCCTCATAAGCTTACCAGAAACCTGCCAGTAGTAAGCGTCTTGCCAATTTGGGTTCTTGCTTCTGTTTTTCAGCCACAGGCTTCCACCAAGCTGAATTTTTATCAATTCAAGAAGATCCTTCCCAACGGCTGCCATGGCTATCCTTAATCTTGGTACAAGATAAAGCCTTGGCTTGTCGGTCTTGTGGTCAACGTGACATTGAAAATCTATACAACCTTCACCATCAACGAGACCTGCTATGTATTTCCAACTTAATCGCTTCATGGAATCCTCCGAACTGCGGTGTTGGATTTTTCCTTGTTCCCTCTGGTTGGGGATTAAATCCCGTTCCAGTTATTCAGGAGAAGTTTTATATACCCCATTGTGTTAAGGTATAAACTTCGCTACCCCTGTGCTCGAATAATCGGGATGCCCAGGAGCGTAAGGAAAAGTCATAATTATCTCCATTCCGCCCCCGATGTTTTTACTGTCCCGCAATAACACGTTTATCAGATATCGCCTTATTAATTTCGGCTTCTATCTTGTCCTTCTCCGCGTCTCTTCCCTTGTATCTCCCTCTTTGCACGTCGTCGTAGAACTTTTTAACGTCGGAAGCTTTAATAAAATTTTCTTTTAGTTCACTTTTGTCAACTACGGTTTTAGTCACGGTTGTCCGTGGCGATATACCCGTATCTTCTTTTTTTACAACTTGCTTAACTACGACAGGCTCAACCTTCTTCCCCGTAAATTCAGAAAAGAAATTCTTTGCCCGTGTTGAGTCCAATGAAGCATAGGCGTCATTCAGGATGTCTCTCCTTTTAAATCCGGTAAGCGGCTCGGTTTCGTCTAACCATGAATTGAATTCAACGGACTTATTAATTTCATCGTAATTTTCCATTGACTCAACATCATCATAGAACCTATCCCTGTCCGTCTTTTCGGTATGCTTCTTCTGCTCGGTTAGTTGAGAACCAAGATCTGAGATCTTTTTAGAAGTCTCATCCCTTAATTTAACAAGGGCAACCTCGATCCCCTTCCAGACTTCAGGATATTCTGTCTTAAGATATCCGATATTGGGGTCCTGCTCAAACGAGTCGAAGACCTCTTTTGTTTCGTCTGGTTTCTTACCAGCAATTAATGCAGCAATTTGATCCGTAAGGGACTTAATCTGACCAGACTGTTCAGCGAGCCTTAAGGAAAGTTCGGGAATCTCCTTATTGTACATACCTCGAAGTACATCATATTTGTGTTGTATCTTCTCGGCTTTCTGTTCAGGGGTTTCTTCGGAAACCACTTCGGCCTCTCCAGTCGGGCCGGTTGCTTCAGCTTCTATTTCCCCCGTTTCTCCAGTAGAACCAGTATTGCCCGCCAACACATCGATCTGTTCCTGATAAAGCCTTTCTGCTTCTTCGGCAGCCTTTAGGGCCTGAGCCGGTACTCCTGTTCCCATCTTATACCTCTTTCCGAGATCCAGTTGGTATTCTCGATTATATTTCCACCTGATCCAAAAAGGTATTCAGGTAGAGTTCTTGGTAAAGATTTACACACATCTACACTAATGCATTAAAATCAATATATTACTGTATTGTTTTTAGAAAGATTAAATCGGAATTCCAGAATTAACCAAATGTTTCAAGATGATACCCATTATTTTTGAGGCCTGCTCCTGCGATATTTCCCTTGATACTAAAATCCTTCCTGTTTGCATATCAGTTATTGAGGTTGAATAGACACCATCTGTTTCGTTATAGGCTACGCTCACCATCTTCTCTGGAGTTGCAACACATCCTGCAATGGTTTTTACACGAAAAAGATATCCAACAAGATATACTACCTGAACCCCATTCTCTGTTATTTTTTTCCCGATAATACAATCCCCGTCGCTATCGGGAGTGGCGGTCAGGGCCAGTTTTTTTGACGTCTCGAACTCTGGGGAAACAACTGCAAAAACATTATATATTACGAAAGCAAAAATTAGTGCAACGAGTGTTGCACAAATTATCCATTGCTTCTTTCTCATCCTGCCTCTCCTTCCTGCTCTTGCCTTGCTCTTTCTTGAGCCTCAAGAAAATCATCCTGCTCTTTTAGTTCTATAAGCAACGCATTTGGGTTATTAAAAATATTTTTTAAAAGATCCAGGGCCGCAGAAAATCCGCGCATAAAATTAAACCGCTCCACATAGTTTAACCGATAGTCCGGGAAGCCATGCAGATTGGTCTGGGTAATCATCGTGGAAACTTCGGAAAGTTTATCACATATAATTAAAAAATTAGAATTATTTTCGTCTTCAAGTCGAGAAATGGCCAAAAGGAATTTTTCGTCGATTGGAAACAAACCTGGATTGATCATGGCTCCCCCCGTTAGTCATAATAATCTGTGCCGATTTTAATCAAACGTGATCCAATTTTCTCTGGCTTAAAAAATCGATGACACAGTTTTAACAATCTCTTTTTTGCTGCCCTATCTATTGTGCTACAAGTATAAAAAACTACAGAGCAAAATTGCTTAACACATAGGGTGTGACAAACAATAGATGACTCTACTAAAAACACGACAGCAGACAGGCCCGCTTTTTCTGGAAAGTCACTTGGAGTCCTTATCACCAGCGGAGGCGCTTGCATCGATACCCCACAAGCCCTAACAGCCTCCTCTAAAAAATTGTAACATATGTTCACATCATTGAGTGTGTGGGGGTCACATTTATAACAATCGGCTGTTAACAAATATCCAAAGGGTTTATTTGCCACGCAACGCCCCCTCTATTAAATTTTTAACAAACTCTTCGTAGGGAACTCCAGCGGCATTCAACACGGTACAGACACCACTTCCAGGTGAAATATCAGGATTACAGTTTACGTCAATTACATATATATCGTTTCCCCTTACCCGAACATCTACCCTGATGTACCCTCGACATTCAAACAACTTAAAAACCTTTAATCCGATTGCCTGTAATCGACTTGATAATGTTTTATCGATATCCGCTGGGCAATGGGGGATGCTTTCCTTATACTCAATCGTCTCTGGATTCCATTTTGCATTGTAGCTAACAATTTTCGGCATACCCTGTGGATAGCCGTTAAATAAAATTTCAGAACAGGGAAATGAAACCGGACCACCATTGAAATCTATAACACCTATTCCGAATTCTCTTCCTTCAATATATTCCTCAACAATAGCCTCTTGCCTATATTCTTTTAATATATTATAAACGGCGATAGCAAGCTCTACGTGATTTTTTACTACACTTTTTGCATTAATTCCAAGACTCCCATCTTCGTGCAGGGGTTTCACGATGGAAGGAAACATGGTATGGTCTGATAGAGGGGTATCCCAACCATAAACTTCAAACTCAGGGGTTTGAACCCCACCGCACTTAAGGATTGCTTTACTCCTTGCCTTATCCTGACAAAGCCCTAATGTCAATGCCCCCGATCCCGTATAGGGAATTTTCATCAGATCAAGCATTGCGGGAAGCGCCATCTCCATTTGAGAATCACCGTTAATTGCTTCAACCAGGTTAAAAACACAATCTGGATTCAAACTATAAACTAAATTGGCTACGGCCAAAATTGGAGTTGAATTTGAAATTGCAATCGTCCTAAATTGATACCCCAGTTTTTCAAGAGATTTTTCTACGATCTCTATTTCTTCTTGGAGAGATAATTCAGCAAGAGCTTCTCCATATTCCCCACTAATGAGCCGTTCGTCAAGGTTATAAAGAATTACAACCTTCACTTGTCCACCATTCGCTTCCATTCCCTACCACAAGAATCACAAGAAGGTCCATCTACACATTGAACCACAAGTTTAAATTTATCTACGGTCATCCTTGGTGTGTTTGTAGTAGCTGTAGGATTCTTACATTTACAATCCTCAATGTATATTACCTCGGTCATCATTACCCCCTCTCTGGTAAGGCCGGATGTCCTCCGGCACCATGTACCAACTGAGTAGATTGTCCTTGTACCTTGTTGCCCCCTTCATCTACACCACCCCCAACCTTAGCCGGTGGAGTAGCTCCTCCACCCGGGGATGGTTGAGGGTTAAGCATCCCCGCAAGGGCCTTCTCCGGATCAATCTCATGGGATTTTGCAACTTCACCGAGCAAGTATGCCCTACCCTTGATACCTGTAATCTGCTGATCAATATCATTGTTCGTGGAGTTCAAGAACTCAAGCATCCTTACCGCTCGTTGTTCCTTTTCGATAAGGGCCGAACTTCCCTTAGCCACAAGATTTATATCCCCAATCTTCTTAACGTATTTAGGGTCGATCAGCATATCGTTGTATGTATTCTCAATCGACGGGATGATAAGGAATCGATCCATATTTCTGATAACACCCTTGATGATCCGGCTCGCTTGGGTGATTAACATAGAGAGCCCAGAGGCAGTGTTTCCTCCACCCCCCACCTGGGGATCTCCATGAGCATAGGACGGGATACCCCTTTCGTCCGCAATTTTCGAGAACGCACTGTATACAGTAAGAATTTCCTGTGCATGCATCTGGGGCTGCCAAAAGTTTATTGCCTGTCCAGTCTGCATCATTTTGTTTGTAGTTAACCACCTCTTCCATGGTATTAACCTCATGTCCCCCTTAAGCCCACCGTGAATTCTGTCTATATTAATTTCAACCTGTGGCCCAGAGCCCATTCCGATATTATTCACTACTGCGCGGGCGCAGGCGTTACAAACGGTCTGACAGTCTTCAATCTTTTCCGGGTACGCATTTCCCCAAATATTGTCTGATTCATCCTCGAACGAAGCCGTCGACCAAGGTTTATTTCCTTCTGGGTCTGGATTTACTATTGCACCAATTACATGTTTTCCTATTTTAAAAATAGTGCATTCATAGTCAATGTCTGGGTCTGGAACCTCAACCCCCCATTCAATTAAATATTCCCCTTGAACAGATCCATAATAATCAAGACCCTCTATTCGGTCGCTTTCCCAAACTGCCGTTGTATCTTTTTTCTCGGCCTCTTCTCGCTGACCCTCTATTCCCGTCCATTCTTTTAGCCCACCCTCAAGATGCTCTTTGAGCACGGCTCTGATCTCGTCTTCTCGGTATCCTGGTACTCCGATAAGCTCTGCAAGATATTTTCTTCTATATGCAACGTGGTGGAATAGATACCCCTCACTTATCCAATTAACATCAGGTTCTGGATAACAGTCAAAAGGAGAAACCCTTTCCCATTCCCTTACCACTTCCTTTACATAATCTATCTTGTTGTTACCCGCCTCATCCTTTATAATTTTTTTAACAGCCTTATACCTTTTTATTGGTCCCTTAATAAACGCATTCTTTTTTATAACCAAATCTGGAATACAATCGTTTAGGGCATTATACCATCCACCCTTACGAAGAATGGTATCCATTTCTCTCGTCATCTGAATAGATTTTTCCTCAGCCTTATCCCTAACGGCCACCTGCATTTCATCTTCCAGTTGTGGCATCCTGGCCTGCACCTCTTGGATTACCTTGTTCATATCCGGAGGTGGTGCTCCTGGGGGGACAGATCCCATAATCTGATCCATTGTTGATTTAACAAATATTCCCTTAATCTCATCCATTAACTCTTTAGAAAGCTCTGGAACTGGCTCTGGTTCAATACCCCAAGGCTTACCCCCAGACTGAAATTCAATATCTCTAATCCAGGTAATCATGTTTCGGCATTTGGTATCGGTGATTTGAATAAAAACATCGGATCCGCCCATTTCCCTGATAGCCGCCAATTTCTTGGGCTCATACTTACTTTGGGCCTGGCGAATATTTTTAAAAATTATGGGCTCAATATTATTTACCTTCGCCCTACGGGCTCGTTCCCATCGTTTATCCAAAAATTCTATTATCTTTAGGACTTTGGGCTCATCAACTTCGGAGGCTTCACCGATAGCCGTTGCTTCTCGCTTATCTTTTTCTTTTTCTTCGGCAACTATCTCTTCTCGGGTTCTTACCATTACCATAGTATTACCCCTTAACTAAAAGCGCTCCAATCACCGGCGCCCTGTTGAATTATTTGTTCGCTTGGATCAAATCTATCTCTGCGCATAAGATCGTGCATATCTTCCACAAACATACAACCATACTGAAGTGCATCATGCACATTAGCAACAAGATTTTTCTCGGGTCTATTAACAAATTTCTCCTGACTTACAACCTGTAGTCGACGCATCCGATATTCCCCCATAAACCCCCTGTGAAGCATTTTACACTCGGAGGATACAAGAAGGCCCGGTTCGTTGTTTCCGATTCTTTTAACAAGAAAACTATCCACTGCGTTAAACCGAGATTGCCAAGAATTGCTTCTGGCCGGGGTAGCTTGGATTCCAAACGCCTCGGCGATTTCTTCAAAAGTATTTCTTTCATCTGTGTCTGCCCTCTTTACACCGGCTGGATCACCGGTTAGATAAATCTGGATACCAGGATAGGTCGAGTAGGTAAAAGGCCTGACCAAATCTCTTGTAAGTCTTCTGGTTCCTATTCCTTCAACGAGCCATTCGTGTAAAATACGGAGTTGACCGTTCGGTAGGTATTGCAAGATAACGCAAGCTTGGGTCAGGCCAGTGTTGTCAAAGGAAATAATTAAAGGATAATTCGGACGAGCCTTAAGCGCTTCTTTTGAATAATGCCAATCGGAATTATAGTTTGCATAAACAGGTTTGCCCTCTTTAACATATCCGTATAACCCATGGCAAAAAACATTTACGAAATCCTGGTCCATTCCAGCCGCAAGAGTTTGGTAATAATCTTGAGGAAGGTTTCCTATGTTTTCTGCATCCGGTCCAAGACCAGACGGTTGATGAAACACCTTCGTAAGCGGAAATGCATTCTCTATCCCACGTTTGCATTGAGGACATTTCCTTGACATCATTGGAATCAAACTGTTATCCGGATTTCTACTCGGAAGAAGCACCATTTGATTCTTTGGGGTTCTACAATCCTTACAAGCATGGGGGCGATCTTCCTCAAATAATTTATAGAACCAATGGTCAACATCTGGCGGGTTTGTATCTCCCCAGAGCCCCTTCCATGAAGCACCCATAAATCCTTTGTCAACATCCTTTGGGGGAAATCTACCAACCCTGCCCCTCATGGCGTTGATAATCGATAAAGGAATATCCTTTATCTCGTTAAAATATGCCGCCGTAACTTCAAGTGATAAAAGATTTTTAATATCGGTGGGTTTATCAAGGGGCCTGAAATGAATAATAGACTGAACAGGGGTTCCATCCGGAGCGGAAGTATTTAAAAAGAAATCGTGATCAGAAACCTTCCACTCCCCCATGTGGCCCAACCAATGCATGAATGTAGGAATCGTTGTATCACGAAGCTGGGGGTAGCTGTTCCTCACCGCGGCGAACCGGGTTTTTCTAACTCCGTCCGGACTGGGCTCCTGCCCTACTGCTCGACGATAAATTTCTATATCGCATCCCGAGCTTTTGCCCGATCCAAACGGACCAGTAATTGCTCGGATGAATGTACTGTCCTTTGCAAAGGCTTTGATCGTGGGTACATCGGAATAAGAATATTCCATTTTTTATCGCACAAATAGGGTTAAATAGTCATCCGTCCCTGGTATACCCGCGGTTGCCCCAGAAGCTCCATTAAAAACATGCTTTATGGTATACTTTCCGTCCAACTCAAGCCCACCGGCCATTCCAGTAGCCCCCTGAACCGCATAAGAGGTGGGGAAGTTACTGGGAAATGCTGGACTGGTATAATAAGTAGCCCCGTTTGAATCAAGAAAAACCAACTGTCTCGTCGGGGCATTTGTGAGGTTACATGCCTCATAAAAAATCCTTGACAAAACCTCACCGTCAAAACTCATGTTAATATCGGCCTGCGGACCAGTTGGAAGAAGAGTAATATCAACCCTTGGACGCTTCCTCACAATGGCTCGACTCATCACATGACCCATTTTATTTCTCCTTAAAAAGTATTAGCAAAAAAATCTTAAGCCTTCGGTGCCGTTGATCCCTTAACGTCAGCAACAACCGTTTTAACCGTTGCCGCTGCCTTGGCAATCTTATCTTTGTTGTTCTTATAGACGATAGCCCCAACGACGCCAAGCGTAAGAACTAACACCACCACTCCTAAAAATATCCATCCGTACATTTTATTTCTCCTTTTCTTTCCTTTAAATAATTAAGGGAGAGCCAAATCTCCCATTTAACTCGGGATCAATGCCGGAACGAACTTGTACCAGAGTTTATAATCTGGTGGCCCAGCATCAGAATAAACCTCTGCCAGAATTGCCGATCCATACGGTCCTACGGTTACGGAAATATCGGTCAGATAAACTACCACGTTCACCCATCCAAATTTCGATTCAGCGGTTCCTGCCCAATTAGTTTGTAGCAACATTCTTGTAATAGCGTAGTTTACGCTTGCGGGTAATGCTGTTGGGGCAATCCAATTTGTCATTGCCATTATTACCACCCCCTTTCATTTCTAATTTAATTTCTGGCTCTCCCTTTGGACATGCAGAAAACCCTTGCTCTATCATAAGGGTTCTCTTGTTACTCAAATGGAGCATTACAACTCCAATTATCTTTCGGGGATTCCCCGTTTCTTTCCCTTAGTCGGTTTCCAGCCTTTATCAATTCCATGCAACAATCTAAGCTGAGCCTCGGCATTCTTTTTGGTCCCGGCCTTCATATGAACACCAGATGGACCGGTAATTCTTACCTTGCCACCTTTTAAAACCTTTTTCTTATATGGCATTATATCTCCTTATACTGCCGGAGGAACCGGAGGTGACACTGATGTAACTTCATCGCTCAACGCCTTAGTCGCCGCTGCCAACTGATCGGTCACTGCCTGAATAGCTACTGGATCTTCCTTTCCGGCCGCGAGCTGTTGAAGCAAAGGAATAACCACCTTTGTAATTTCATCCGATATAGCCTGTCCCTGAACTTTTAATGCATCCATTGCTGCCGACATAATAATCTCCCTTCTTAAAATAGACTGTAAAAGGCTTATAATAACATTGAACTTTCGTTCAATATTCCCCTTACGACAAAATATCATAACCTCCTCCTAACCGTTTTTAATTCATCAACTCCGTAAACCATCTTTCTATTTTCCCACCACACTTAGGGCAAAAATGACAATCAGGTCTTTCACCAGTTGTTTCCATATACCAAATGATCTCACATGCGGTACACCTGAATTGCCATAGATTCATTTCTTAATTTTCTTTGGCATGGGGGGGTGTCGCCTGACGGGACTCTCGTTGTGTTCAATCGAATGCATCTCATCGTGACCGAACATGCCAGTATGTTCCTCACACTCACCCTTACCCTTTTTATGATCGTGCTCATGGTCAAGATATCGTCCCATGATGCCATCACCTTCGGTCGTAACACTATCATCTGAGTGCCTAACTATTGGCTTACGTTCCATTTTTTTGGTCTCCTATTATTATTTTGTGTTATATAATCAGCCCACCTACAATTTCCGGACTCATAGTTTCCGTTATTATCTATCCTATCGATACTCATATTAAAAGGTCTCTCCCCCATATCCCTTAAAAAACTCCTAAAATCATTTTTCCATTCATTGCAAACTGAAATACCCCTCCCTCCATAGTCCTTATAACTTTTATGACGTGGGTTTGAGCATCTCGACTTCATTTCTCTCCATGTCATATGGGTTGGGGATTCGTTTCCTGCGGGACAATGATTATGTTTTGTTTTGCTATCTCTATCAAGGCAACCACAGCTTCTTGCCCCGTTTGTAAATAATGAGTTTTCCCTAATTAATAAATACTCCCCACAGTCACATTCGCACGCCCACACCACGGACCTTCGATACCTTAAGGGGGATGGAAAAACCGCAACTAATCTTCCAAATCTTTGCCCCCTGATATCCTTCACCCTACTGTCCACAGCTCCTCCCTAATCTAAATCCTTGACGATCAATAATTTTTCCACGTTAGCAATTTCCATCTTCTGTGGGCCTTCTGGAACCGAGCCCTGAAAGTCCACAATATCTTTTAAAACGGAAATAAGATCGCGTAGATCCTTTGGTTTGGAAACTTCGACCCCAAATATCCTCAAGGCGACCAGAAGTACCGTAGATCTTTTTTCATCCGCCTCAGACAACTCGCTAAGCTCGGAATCTTTAATTTTTCTGGATAGTTTGGATAGCTCGTAGAGCGTATCCACAATATCATGCGTTACGGTAACAAGTTTTGTTCGACTGGAATCGACCTTGTCTTGGGTGGCAATTACTACCGGATCTTTTATTTCTTTATCGTGCTGATGAATTCGTTCCTGCCATCGAAAGCAACGACTTAAAGTAGATATAAACGGAACAGATTTCCCAAAGTTTTTTGCGACCTTTGGAAGACTTCTGTTTTTACCAAGTCGTTCGTAAAACGTAAACATGGCCCGATGAACTGCGGTTTCAGCGGCAGGAGTATACCCACCCTTAATTTTCTTTGGCTTTATAACTTCCGGCAGATTCTCGGTGGGTTCAGGCATACCTCTCCCTCATCACTTATAGATTAATTCCCCTTAATTTCTGTATTCTTTTTCTCGTATGACTTCTTTATCGCGCGCACACAATTGTCAAGGGAAACCTGCGACATCTTCATCCCTTTCTTAATCACTACCTTCGGAACCCCAGAGCTAAGCAAAACCAGCAGACAAAGTTGACGATCATTCAGAACAACCCCTCCGGATACCTCATATCTATCCCACACCCCCCATGTGCTGTATAGAAGGGGCCTACCAAGAACCTTCTCCCTCAATGGAACCTGATCTTGATCCACAAACTTACGGGCCTTCTCACACAATTGAGTACATCCGTTTCGTTTCAAACAGTCAAAACAATTTATCCTAAACCGTGTAGTCATGGGAACACCCACGTCTTCCTATCCGTTTAATTTTTATCTTACCAGATCCGCAGAACCAACACTTCTTGTCTTTTTTAAAAGCGAGATATGAAACTCCACAGTCTTTGCAAAGGTGAACAATTATAGAGCTCATACCGGAACCCCTTTAGACCTTTCCTCAATTACTTCCCTTAATCGAATAACTGCAGCGGCAGCATAAACCGTTATGTCTAAAAATTCATTAATTTTAGCCTGGTGGTCAACCAGGTTTCCGACTTCCTCATTCTTCTTTGCGATCTGGAAACGTAGAGCCGCTATTCCAAAAGTTCGAGCCCCCCTTAAGATAAACTGTTCTTCAAACGGCTCATCCCCCGTCACATGGCGCTCCTTCCCCTTTCCGCATGAGGCGCGATACATGGCGTCCATAAAAACCTCGCGCAGCTTTTCGTATCCCTTCCACTTCTTTGCCGGGGGAACCATATCGAGCTCAACTATTTTTTCAAGTTCATCATACCTCATTTTTCCCCTCCCTTCTTTCTTCGGTTATTTGCCTGTTCTCTTGGTGTTGCCCATCTACAGTTTTCTTTAAAATATCCCAAATTATTATCTATTCTGTCTATGGTCATTCCAACCGGACGTTCTCCCATGTCTATTAAAAAATTATCAAAACAATGCCAATCAATACAAACCTTAATTCCCCTTCCACCATAATTTTTATAATCCTTCCGATAAGGATCTTCACACCTTCTTATCATATCAATCCATGTCATTCGGGTTCTATTCCACGCGGACTTTCCCCTTCTTGTTATCAGACATCCACATCCAAAATTTTCCCCGCTCTTTAAAGCACTTCCCAAGACAATAGAAGTTGTACCACAATCGCAAACGGCTCTCCAATATGTTTCTTGTCCTATAATCTGAAAAAGATATAACACCCTCCATGCCCCGAACCTCTTCCCTGTTAAATTAAGATTATTTATCACCCTTAACCCCCCTTCTTTCTCACAGACCATCTAATCGTGCCAGATGCGTAATCCGACATATCCAACACCTGTTCACAATCCTCAGGCTGCCACCCATACTTTGCAATAAAGGCCCGGAGAATCTCTTCACGTTGTTCTATGATTTCAAACTTAATCTTTTCAATAGATTCTTTCAGGTCTTCCTCCAAGCTCATGCCGTCCCCCCTGTATTAATTTTATAAAATTCCCCCATAAATATCCATTTTGCTTCTGTAGGGGGCATTGGAACAATAGTCTCGAAAAGCGGAACTGCATCAATCCCCCAATCAACATCATGCTCAAGAAGTAGATCCCGCCTTTCCGTTAATAGCAATCGGTTATCGGCCTTCTTCACGGAAGGGGGCTCTTCTTTTGGGAGGTCAAATCTTTCACAGATAACATCCATATAAATCTTCTCCAGATCCTTATATTTCCCGTTAAGATATAATTTTAATGGCCGTGGAATATCCGTTAAATAGGCCTCACTTGCATCATGCAGAAGTCCCCACAAGGCATCTTCTGGCGGGAGTATCCGAGAAACTAAGATCGAATGCTGGGCCACTGAATAAAAATCAGAGTGCCCGCCAAATCGACATAGGTTTGATAGGGAGTGGGCAATATCGGTCAGCAAAATATCTTCAACCTTGGGTCGAAGAAGATCTATCACCTTCCCACTGTGAACCTGAATCCAGGGATCTTTAATTAAGTCTCTCATTTTTTCTCCTACCATATTCTTATCCAATGTCGCAAATAAAAAGAAAACCCCGTTGGATATGTGACGTATCTACCCAGAACTCTTCTTCTTCGGTATGTCCAAAAAGGAGGGTGCAACGTAATTGTTATAAAAATCCCCTTGTGATGTTTACGTTCAATTCTATATCCCATTCCTGGTAGAGAAGTAAATTTTCCAACCCCAAATGAAAATTCATATCCGTACATAGAATAACTATGGGGCTGAATATGCCAAACAAATTGCCACTTGTTTAAAATCGGCCCCATCTAAAACTTCCTCCAGAACTCAAGGGTTATTTCTTTCATACCGGTCTCTGGATTTTTTTTCAGGTGTGTCATGTATAAATCCATTCCTACCTCATCAAAAAGACTCATCAACCCAAACGTCTCTTCCGCCGACAGAAGCCCCTGCTCCTCCGGTTGAAACGTCACCAACAGCCTGTCCGGTATTTTCATCCTCTTCCTCCATCCACGGAAACAACTTCATTTGGTGATCATGTTCCCATATTAAAAAATCCCTAAGCTGCTTTGCGGTTATTTTTATTGAAAAATTCTTCACGACATCAATCCCCCAATCGATATAACACTGCCGCTCTTCGTCACCTGATCTTCCAGTAACTTTATTGCAACCTTCATCAAGCACAATGAAACCAGTACTGGGTCTAACGATGTTACAAGATTCAATCTCCCATTAACAACAAGAACTTCTATTTTTCCGTTAAGCGACATCCTTGTCCTCCCTAACCCTCCCTTTGGGTTTGTAATCGGTTGAGTAGAAGCCAGAACCCTTAAGTTCAAAATTAGATGCCGACATTAATCTCTTGCAACACATACTCCCACACACTGGGCACTCTGGGTGCCCGGGCTCTTTTGATAAATAAAGTTTCTCAAAAACCGTGGTACACTCAAGACACTCAAATTCCCAGATTGGCATCTCTCCTCCTATGATGCTGGGTTTCCGCCTGGTTCGGTATAAATATCGTTGGTATCCCCCAAAACTGGATCTTTCATTTTAACAACCGTCGATTTCCCAACAACCGTTAACCGCATAAACTTTCCGCACCAAAGATCAGGCCTCGTCTTCGGAAAGAATCCGTTGATACTGAGCCCCGGAGTCAGCCCGATCTTGGTAGGCATCGGAACCAAAAGAACCTGGGGCGGATCGGCTCTGCATTCCCCATCATTGCTTCCTTTTTCGGTATCAATAACCCAATATCGACAGTCCCCACACTTCATCTCTTTCCCGCAATCTTTACACGTTGGATTCATCTTTCCCCTCCTTTAAATTTTACTTCTTTACATAGTTAGGATTTTTTATAGCCTGCCCCAGAATGGAAGAAGTAATAAAAGGTTTATTACTATCCACATCCATTTGCATCTGAATCTGCCATGGATATTTTCCAGCCATGTAAATTGGATCATTTAGATGATCTACTGCCAGGATGGATGATTTGTCCCACACAATCTTACCAAATTTATCAATCACAATCACAGGCGGTTGTACTGCTCCAGGAATTACAACTACTTCTGCTGAAAATACATTCTTACAACTTGGGCATGTAATAGATATTGTCATGTTTTATCCTCCTTTAAATTTTTGGCTTCTTTCCGGTATACGACAGTAACTCAATATCGTAATCCTTTTTTAACCATCGTATTAAACGAAGAAACATCTTCGAGTCCATTATTATCGTATTCCCAGTCTCATTCCACTCAAGCTTAATCCCTTTCATCTTTCTCCTCCTTAATCGTATTGTATTCTTTACACCCTTTATTTTCGCACACATACACCAATCCCCGTATCCCAGAAACCAGAAAAAGACCCCGTGTTTTTCCGCAAGCCGGGCACTTAAACTCCTCCTCCTTTTCTTTATCGAGTGATATTGCACACTTAACTATGCGATCTAATATTTTCTTTTTATCCTTCACTATTTTACCCATGGTCTCCCCCATACCCATACCTTAAAATGCCTTCCAGACCCCAAAGAATTACAATAAAGAGGTGTCCTGAAGCCAATTACCAGTTCCATTCGTCCAGTCGATCGGACAACGGATGTTGTGACTCAAGGGGCCAGTTGTGCCAGTTCAATCCATTTATAACTATGTCATCAGGGCTAATCTCCGTTACCCGAAGAATGGGAAGCTTGCTGGCCGCATAGTCAATGCTGGCTGTGTCAATCCCATAACCACCCAAAAAGGATTCACGCTTCCTCGGACACCTAACCTCCCCTGTTTCCTCAACCAACCATTTTCTCATACAATCCTCCTTCTATTAATCTCCTTATGCGGCATCGATATCTGAAGATCTCTTGACATGACCTCTATCCCCTCATACATTAACCCAATCCCGATAAATCCCAAAATTGCCGAGGACAAGGTAATATCGTGAGTTACGGCAAATGCCTCGATATACTTCAGGATCTTTCGATGGTTAGTAAAATAGACCGTGCGCTTAACTTTGCGTCGCTCCCTGGATCTCATTCCTCCACCTCGAATATTAATCCAAAATAATTATCCTGAGTTATGTCTATAATGCGTTTACCGATAAGTCTGGAAACTTCGATCGTGGTATCGTTAAGATCCCTAACGGTCTGGGGCCCTTCGCAATCGTAGTATTCCCTCCAGTCAACCCTGAATTTCATACCCCCACCCCCTCGTAAAAATCACAAATTGCATCGTGGGAAACAGTATCGAAAGATAATTTACATTCCAACACTTCTTCGTCAACCCCAACTTCATCGCAGTAAAGACAATTGGGACAGCACTCAACGCTGCGGTAATTTATCAACTTAACCCTTTTTACCTCTCCCATGTCAAACCCTCCATATTAACATCTTCAAGTTCCTCTGGATTTACAGAATGAGTTTCATAATTTGCACAACGTATTGAGATAAAAGGATGAATTCCGTATCCAATATAAACCACCATCACCCTCTCTTTTGTTAGTCTCATCCGAACAATTTGTCCAACTCGTAACAACCCGATATCCATGTCTTTTACCTCCTTTGCCTTTTTCTTACGGTTAAAATAGAAATCAATCTTACAATATTCATTATACGCCCAGTCCTTAAAGACCACCAAAAATTTTTTAAAGCAAAGATATAAAGTTTCATAGGCCTATACTAAAATTTAAAAAAGATTTATCTATAAGGGAGAGAGAGACCTCTATCGGAATCTTGGAGTTCCTTGTGGGGTCTTTGACGACTGCTGCCGGTACCCACCCATCCCCTATAATGGTTCAGATTATAGCATAGATCAACCTCCGCCACCAGTAAACAGACCAAATTCGATTCAAATGAATACTATATTTAATTGAAACATAATCGAATCAATAAGTTATCATTATAGACAGACCATTAACCCACAGACCGGGACCGGGAATCTCTTGACAAAATCGAACTGAATACGCAAGACGATTGGGCACCTTGCATTTTGCAAGGTTTTAAACCTTATTCTAATCTATTCGTAAAACAATCTAATATAAATATATATCTTATATCCGTTAACAATATATATTCCATATCTATCATAACTATATATTCTATATCCATTAAAAGAGAATCTCTTTAAGAGATTCTCTTAATATAATATATTATATATCCATTAATTTATAATTTATATTAATACTTAGTAACCATTAAATACAGAGTAGTTAAATAGTAATTGTTTTAATGAGTAACCATATATTCTGAATAGATAAACCTTGATTGTTTTACTTAATTGAAGTAAGTCTATTCTATTAGATTCGTATAAGTCTAATTGATTCTAATAAAATGATATGGAATCTATAATTGTTTAGATATATCAATAGGTTATTCTGTTGTTCAATCTTGTAATATAGAATTACTTAATAATATCAATGCCATATCCTTTAATTTGTTCAATTTTGTATAATTCGATGGAATTGTGGTAAGTATTCGATCAGGTATGGAATTTATAGAATTTAATAAGTATATGA